TACTAATAGTGCATCATTGTATTTTGTTGCAACTTCAATTAAGAAGTTTCCGTAATCCGTTGTACTTAATTGTCCTTTATATTCTGCAACTTGTTCCATATCCTCAACTTCAAACACTTGACAAGCTGAGAAATCCGTTCCATCACCACGAGCCACATCAGCAACCACTATATATTCTTTTGTATAATCAGGTTGTCTAAATACCCAAAAACCTCTATCCATTCCTAACTCCTCTACAGGTGCTTCAGTTAACTCATCTTTATACCATTGTAGAATCTGTGGGTCTACAACTGATTGTCCACTTGATAGAAAGTCCGTATCACACTCTTGAGCTGCTTGTGATGGGCCTAAAATCTTATCTTGTTCTTTTCTCCACTCCTCAGTTCTTTCAGGATGGTCTGTCCAATGTAATCTAATGGTGTTAAATTCATTTGAACCATCTTCAGCACCAACCCATTGTTTATGAAACCAATTACCCACACCATTAGGTGTTGATAATGCAATACATCCACCACCAGTTGCAAGTGTTTGTTGAGCAGCTGTCCATATCGTATCAATTTTGTCAATAAATGCAGCCTCATCAAGTATTAACAATGATAACGCTTCTGAACGTCCAGCTGATTCATTAGATGCAATTGCCTTTATCTGTGAACCATTTTTAAATCTTAATGATAATTTATTTATCTCCTCTGTATTGGTTTTTAACCATTGTGGTAATCCTTCATACATAACTCTTACCTTTGTAACAAGGTTTTTTGCAGTGTCTTTACCTGTAGCAATAACTAATACGTTTTTATCATTGTGAAATAACATCAACCATAAAGAATATCCAGCTGATAAAGTCGATATACCTAATTGACGAGCTTTTAATATAATATTATATCGATTGTCTTTAAATTCTGTTAAACATCTTTCTTGATAAGGATATAAGTCAAACTTAACTTTACCTTTTGTAGGATGTTGAATAGTGCAATACTTTCTCATAAAATGCACCGGGTCTTGTGCACATTTTAAATACTCTCTTTGTATCGCTTGTTTTAAATCACTCATTTTATCTGTCCTGCTAAATACACAGAACCACTTGTTATTATTATTCCACCAAAGAACCAAAGGTATTTGTTATCATACCATTTTGGTTTTACTAAATCAATTATCTCTTCTTTAAATTCTAGTTGTTTTTTATAATCATTGATTAACGATTCATTTAATTTTTCTTGCTCAATATATGATTGAATTTGTGAATTTAAATTAGCTTCAATTTCTAAACCCTTTTGAAGTTTAAATTCCAACTCTTTTATATTGTTCGTTATATTAATAACTTCATCTTCTGAAAAACAAGTTCCTTCACAAGGTTCTTGAGAAAATGAAAAACTAAATAATAATATGATTAGTAACTTAAACATTAATATGATGAACCTCCACCACCAGTTCCACCCATTCCACCAGTTCTTCTAACACCACCACTTGGGGCTCCACCAATTCTATTAGTTTGTTGATTAGTTCTTCTTGTTCTTTGATTAGTTCTTCTTGTATTACTTTGGGGTGTTAAAAATACACTTTGTACATTATCATCCATAGTGTGTTGTGTCATAAAATTATTATCACCAGGTGCAGGGATTGTATGATGATGTAATGGTGTACCATTTGGAACAATTGAACCATTGGAATAATAATATGTATTTCCTCCAAAATTAGAGTTATCACCCACAACAAATGTTGTCACCACATCTCTAACAGTGTCACTCGGTGTAGGCTGACCCCCATCTAAATTATTATTTGTAATTACACTAGGTGAAGCACTAGGTGCTTCAAGAACTTCAACTTGTTGTCTATCACCCTCAATACCACCACCTTGAGTGGTATAAAACAAATCACCAATTTTAATTACCTTCCCATTATAGGGTTCTTTAGTACCAATAATTTGATAACTAGCCATTACTTTTTCTCCTTGCTAAATTTTTTAAGAAAATCTTCTGCATCTTTTGCAGATGTTGGACTATCATGAACTCCAAATGATTCTCTTTGTTTTTTAATTTCTTTTAATGATTTCTTTTTGCTTTCAAGAGACTTTTTCGTTTCTCTTTTTTTCTTTTCTGTTTTCTTGATTGATTTTTTGGTTTCTTTGATTTTTTTGTTCAATCCACCTAATCGTTCTTTTTTTCTTCCAGCACTTTTACCACTCAAGAAAGCAAAAAGAATACCTCCAGCCAAAACAAAAAATCCAATTACATATTTTTTGATTTTACTGAACATTTACTTCTTACCGAAAGGTAATTTATCCCATACAGGTTTAATTACCATATCGAAAATGATATCGTCTTTATCAGTTGGTGTTAGTTTTACAACTTTTTCTAATGTGTAAAATCCTAACATTATCCATTCCCAATTAGCCATTACCCATTCCATCATAGTTTTTCTCCTATTGTGTGTTTTTCTTTATTGACATTTCAACCTCACCATTTGCTAATGCATTGGCTACTTTTTCATCAAATGGATTTTTCTTTCGTTGTTCTGTTAACTCATCAACCCATTGAATCATTTCTTTCTCAATAGCGTCCATATTGTTTAAATCTTTTAATCTTCTATAAGCAAACCATTTAATTGGTTTAATTTTCAAGTCTTCTTCATAGTCCATCTGACAATAATAACATCTACCATCAGCTTTATACACATCTCTATCCCACGGCTTTGCTGTTTTTGGACTACAATTTTTTCCACAATCTTTACATTGATGTGGAAAAATACCAACAGATGGCATTGTAGGAACTTTGTAAATATATCCCTCTTTTTGTTCCCATTCTACACCATCCGAATCAATCCATTTTTCTCCAACTTCTCGTGTTTTTTCAGTTTTAGAATATCCAACTTGGATTTTATTCTTATAGTTTCCATCCAACATATCTTGGACTTTTTGTATATTTTTACTCATAATTCCTCAATTTTATATATATAAATATCTAAAAATAAATTAAACCTGTGATTTGATTGACTGGAGCAAATGCACCTGTAAATTTATAAGTTTTACCTTTATATTTAAATACCAATCCCTCACTTGGGACAATGGCTTTCGTTCCACCAATTGCATTTAATCTATCTAATTGTACTTTTAATCTACTTAATTTTTTTAAATCACCACCACTTTGAACTGTCTTGATAGCTTTATCTAAATTCTTAACCATATTACGAACTGATTTCTTTGGATTAGCTGATATGAATCCTTTTACATTTTTCAATATCTCAGCTCCAACTTCAAAGAACAATATTTCAAATGGTCTCATGTTTTCTTTTACTTGTTTAGCATGATTGTTTTTATCAAAATCTAATATCGCTTGTAAAACATCTTTTCTTCTTGGATTTGCTGACCTAAATCTTTCCCAATCTTTTTTTATATCAGATATTGAATATGATTTATCAAAGAATGCCCATCTCTTTACTAATCCTTGAGTGAGTTTCCCACTTAAATTTTTACCTCCAAATGTTTGGTATATTTTATGTTCCCACCACATTTGGTGATATAAAGCAAGAGTGTCATTTTCTTTGAGACCATACTGATGTTGTAATCTACTTAATCTTCCTAAAAACTTATCTTTCATCTTACTAAAGTCTTGATGTTTTGGAACATCTAAAAACACAGGTTTACCAATTGAATATTTTTTTTGTATGTTTTGGTTTCTTTGTTTAATCATTCCTTGTAACATTCTACCACTACCAGGAACTTCACCAATTACATTTCCTTTATCATCATACTTTAATGCTCCGTGAAATATCAATTCAGTAACATCGTAATCAATTACATTAGCTGATTTTGGATACATTACTTCTAAATTCATAAAATTATATCCATTGTTGAATATCTTATCTCTTTGTTTATCCGAAAGGGATTTAATTGCTTTTTCTAAATCTCTCATAGCAAAAACAAAAGCATTTTTAATCTCACCTCTTCCTTTAAACTTACTAGCTATTCCTTTTGCATCTAACGCTGTTTTACCACCATTTTTTAAATGTCCTTTGTTTCTAGCTGCGATAAGTTTTCCATCTTTGAAACTAACCATAATGTTTTGTCCATCTAATTTTTCTGTAACATTATCTTCACGATTCAATTGTCCACCTAATCCTAATTCAATGATTTTTTTCAAATCACCGAATGTTAAATCTTTGTCGTCAAATGGATGAGCCATATGTCCATATGCTCCACCCTCTGTTAGTAATTCTTCTTTCAGTAAATCATTCCACCAATCTTTTGTAAATACATTTTCTTCAACTTCTTCTTTTTCTTGTTGTTTAATTGTATCCACAGTATCTTTAGCAATTTGTTTTCTTGTATCTCTATCTTGTTTTGTAAACTTCATTAATTCATAACCAACTTCTTGAGCTTTTGTTCTCATAGCTCTAACCCATTTATCATATCCTTGTGTTCCAGTTAGATTTTCTTGGTTGTTTGGTGTCTTTCCTGTCCCAATTCCAGCTGGTAAATAAGATACAGAATTATGAGGGCCAATTGGCCAACCATCCAATAATTCAAATTCACTTGGTGGTAAATCGTCAGCGTCATTTTTTATAATATAATTCAATACACTAAATCCAAGTTTTTCAGCTTCTCTATCACCTCTACCTTTATAATGGTCTGTATTTTTAAACATCAAACTTGGGCCTGAATCCACTCCTTGAATACCACCAGCGTTATTAGTATTTGAACTTTCATCAATTGGATGATATTGGTATTTTTGATTACTATCTAATTTGTTTCTAATTTTTATTAATTTAGCTAAATGTTTTTTTAATCCTTTTTTATCTGGATAACCCATATAAATTTCTTTTACATATCCTTGTTTATAAGGTTCATCAAAATCTGAATCTTTTGGAGCAATATATTTTCTATATCCATCTTTGGTTTTAACAACTTTTT